CTGCTTCGAATCCTGCTCACGGTTCTGCAGCAGAGAAGTTACTACAAACACTCAACGTACCAAAATTCCTTGCATTGAAATAATGAAAATAGCATTCTATAAAGGTCTGAAATATGGTAATTGGTTGGATAAACTAATCTGCCTGGGTACAATGTCTAGATATTCTCATTGTGAGATTGTCTTTTCCGACGGCGTATCTGCATCCTCATCACCCAGAGATGGCGGAGTTCGTTTTAAGAACATCAATTATTCAGATGACAAATGGACTCTATTCGATGTAATTTATCCAAGTGATGTTGATTTTGAGGCGATGGTAAGATACCACTTTGCAGTACATGAAGGTGATAAATACGATTATCTTGGAGCTTTCTTTTCTGCTTTTGGAATAGATGCTTCTAGCGATGACAGGAAATTCTGTTCGCAGATATGCGGATTGATTCTTGGATCCACAAATTCCGGAGTGATTACTCCAGGCGGCTTAAAGAAAAGAATGAAATTAAAGGGACAAATACAATGATCAGTTTTAAAGAATATGTAGAACTAAACGAAGAAGTTCTAGAAATTGTAGAAGATCTTGAGTATTTGAGCGAACAAATTTCTTCCAATAATAAAGGTGTACTACATGAATTGCTTGTAGGCAAACATCTTAATGATGGCAAACATATGTCGCCTGAAGCAAAAACTGCACATGATGCCATTAAAAGCAGCGTGACTAAAGAAGAATACGATAATGCGAATAAACTTGCAAAGGGTACTGCAGAACATTTGACTAAAAAGTTCGGCAAACCAGATTCCGTGCACTGGAGTTCAAAACCCGGTGATATCGGTAGAATTACTGGTAAAGAAGAATCTCAGCAACAAAACCCAGCAGACATTATCATGAAGCATGGTAAGAAGTTTACTGGCATTTCACTTAAAGTTACACAAAAGAAAAATGGTAAAGTTCCTGTTGGAAATCCAGGTGCAAAACAAACCGATAAGCAACTTGGTCTAGATTCTACTAAACACTATGATGCCGCAAGAGAAGCTTTTGTTAAGAAAAACAAATCTCTTGCCGGAAAATCAAACGCCGAATTGAAGACTGCAATTAAAGCAGATGATAAACTGAAAGCATCTGCTACAGAATTATCAAACAAAGCTATTGGTAAGATTAGAGATGAATGGCATGGTGCATTGTCTAAGATGAGCCAAAAGCAACTTTCAGATCATGTAAGAAATAATCTTTTGCATGCTCATGAAACTAAGATTCCTCTGTATAAGACAACGACAGGTGGCCATGGAGACGATCATAGCGTAAATACAGAACATTCTGCAACATCTCACGATCATATTCTAAACTCTGGAAAAATTACAGTTCATAAGTCCGGCAATAATTCTATTGAGTTTAGACATGACAGCGACGGTAAAGTATTCCTGCGTCATCGTCTAAAACCGGAATCTACTCCGTTAGCAACTTCACTTAAAGGCTCTGCTGAATGACAGAAAAACATGTGCAGAAACATACGATCACTGAGTATATCAATTACCCAGATCACGATGATCGTAAAGAATCTGCTTTGTTTAGAAAGAACCGCGTTTTATTGTTGAGAACGATGAAATGCGGTTGCTGGATATGTGACTCTAAAGAAAAGTTAGAAGTACATCATCTGCATGAATGGGCACTCTGGGATGCTCTAGATCATAATAAAGTTCTAGATACTCTCAAAGCAATTGACATCTACGGGTTTACTAAACAAGACTCAATCACTCCGATAGAATCACCGGATGATAAACGCAATCTAGTCGTACTATGTGGTTCATGCGAGATCAATGGTCAAACTGTGGCCGGTGGTCACCATCGTGGAGTATCTGCGGGTGCACATGCTCTAACTATGCCAATCTGGCTTGCACAACGTGCAGTCAAACCAGGACTATCAATCACACAAGCAATTTCTGCTATCAATGAATCGGATAAGAAGATCTCTAAACGGATCATCACCGAAAAATGTCAAAACAAATAACCCACTATTTAGGTAATCCAAATCTAAAGGCACCTCGAGTAAAGGTGCCTTTTAGTGCTGAGAACATCATAGAGTATCAGAAGTGTGCGGCATCTCCGATATACTTTATCGAGAATTACTGTAAGATTGTTTCCGAGCAAGGGTTGGTTCTATTCAAGACATATCCTTACCAGAATAGAATGATCGATGCAATTCACTACAACAAAAAAGTTGTTGGTAAATTGGGTCGTCAGATGGGCAAGTCTACTATCATTGCTGGATACATTTGTTGGTATGTTCTATTCTCTGAAAGAAAGACTGCCGCAGTACTCGCCAATAAGATGGGTATCGCCAAGGAAATCTTTTCTAGAATTCAATTGATGATCGAGTGTCTACCGTTCTGGTTACAGCAAGGCGTAATGGAATGGAATAAGACATCGTTCATTCTAGAAAACGGATGTAAGTGTTTTTGTGCTGCAAGTTCACCATCTTCTATTCGTGGTACAACCATTGATCTATTGTTGCTCGATGAATTTGCTCACTTGGGCAATAACCTAGCAGAAGAATTCATTGCATCGGTATTCCCGACACTATCGTCTAGAGAAGCCTCTAAGATGATTATCGTGTCTACCCCCAAAGGTCTAAATCATTACCACAAATTATGGGTAGACGCAGAAAAGGGTACTAATGGATTCATTCCAATTAGTGGTCACTGGTCTGAACATCCACGGCGTACTCAAGCTTGGGCAGACGCAGAACGTGCTTCTATTGGCGAATTGAAATATCAACAAGAAGTTGAATGTTCATTCTTGGGTAGTAGTGCTGCACTAATCGAAGGTTCTAAGTTGGCATCTATTGCTACGATTGATCCAATCTTCGATAAAGATGGTCTTAAATTATTCAAGAAGCCAGAAAAGAGTCATTCATATGTATGCATAGTCGATACATCTCGCGGTGTACACGCCGACTACTCTGCATTCTCTATTATCGATGTTACTAATACTCCATATGAAGTAGTTGCAACATTCAAAGACAATATGATATCTACATTGGCGTATCCATTCTTGATTAGGAATACTTGCCGACAGTACAATGATGCATATTGTCTAATCGAAATCAATGATGCAGGTGGTGAAATTGCCAATACATTATGGTATGAATATGAGTATGAAAATGTGTACTGGACAGATAAAGAACAACTATCTGAAGCTTCTGGTTATCCAGGTGTACGCACTACCAAGAAGGTTAAAATCATTGGTTGTTCAGTTCTAAAAGATCTTGTCGAAAGAGATCAGCTGATTATCAATTCTCACGATATTCTGCAAGAGATGGGCGTATTCGTCCAGAAGAAATCTGGTTCATACGCAGCAGATGACACTAAGATCAACGACGACTTAATGACTACACTCTGGTTATTCGCGTGGTTGACTAGACAGTCATTCTTTGCCGATGTCACCAATGTTAACATCCGCCAGTTGCTTGCATCAAAGAGAGAAGCAGAAATTGAGAATATGATGACACCGTTCGGTTTCGTTACGGATGGCACTGAAGAATATGAACAACGTGACAACAAGATACATGAACTTGACGTGAATAAGTATGGACAAAGCGGCGATCCTCTATCCAATTGGATAAATTCATAATTATTAAATAAACCGATAGTTTAACTTTATATTGATTGATTACATGGAAAACAACAGAGAAAAATACGTTTCTAACGACTTATTTAAGATCGGCGATCTGGTTGAAGATCGCTCAACCGGCGAGACCGTGCAAATTCTTGACAGAGGTACTAACTACATTACAGTATCGTCTGCCACCGGACCAAAGAAGAAATGGTTGTCTGAAGTAACAGAATCTACGGGCGAGAAGCCAAGTGTAGAATTTATTGTTACCGAAGGTGGACAGATTGCTACATACGGTTTCGTGTCAAAAAATCTTAACGAAGAAATCTCAGAACAACTATTAGAACAGTTTTCCGAATTCGATGACCTATTCATCAAACACCAAGTGCTTAAGTGTCTGGATGAAGCTCTGTCCGAATCCATCGTAAATGATCGTGTATTTGAACTATCAGAGCGCATCGAAAGATATATGACAAAGAAGGGACAGGAAGTACCTTTCATTGTAGAAGCTATCAAAGAAGAATCTCAAGCAAAGAAGATCGCAGAAATCTTCTCATCCGCTCTAAACGTATCTGCTCCAACACCTCGCTCTGCAATTTCTGAATGTGTTTCCATTATGGAAGGCATGAATGAAAAGCAAAAGCAAATTCTATCTCCACTATATAAAGTATCTTCACTAATGGGTCTTATCAACGAAGATGTTTATGATAACATTTTTGATCTGATAGAAAACAATCTAGACGAATTGGAACTTGAAGCAGAAGATCTGGATGAATGCTTCACCGACGAAGATTACTCACCAGAAGTATTGGCTGAGACACTTTCAGTTCAAGGCCGTCTGGCACTTGCACGCGATCTACGTCGTCGTGAATCAACCGTTACTATCAAACGTGAACGTGCGCTTTCTCATTCTGCATCTGCTTCTCAATTACTAGGACGTGCACGAAAGTTGGCTATCACGATGCTAAAACGTCGCATGTTCAGAAAACCAATCGACCAACTATCAAGACAAGAAAAAGAACGTTTCGAGAAGGGCGCTGGTAAACGTAAAGCGATGATCGCCAGACTATCGCAGAAATTGGTTTCCAAAGTACGTATGTTGCAACAACAACGTCTTGCCAACGTGAATGCTGGTACTACTGCACATTCTACAGAAACAACACACAGAGAAACAAGTTATGGCGGAGAATCCTGAAATGTACATTACAGAAGCAGATGATGGTAAACTAAAACATCTTCAACACCTCGAAGATCTTCATATCGACAATGGTAAAGAAGGTCTTAAGACTGCAATTTCTAGTCTTAAAACTGCAAGACAACATGCAGAATCTGGTGATGTATCATCAAAGATTACTCAAAAGGTAGACGGCAGTCCAGCACTAGTTACTGGTCATAATCCAGAGAATGGTAAATTCTTCGTTGCATCAAAGTCTGCATTCAATAAGAATCCTAAACTCAACTACACTCCAGAAGATATCGAACAGAATCATGGTCATGCGCCAGGATTAGTTCATAAACTCAAGGCCGCTCTAGAACATCTACCTAAGATTATGCCTAAGCACGGTGTATTTCAGGGTGATATGCTTCATTCCGGTGATGATCTAGAACATTCAGATAAGGGTACTTCATTCAAGCCAAATACTATCAAGTATACCGCTCATGGTGAAGAAGGCAAGAAAGTTGCAAAGTCTAAAGTAGGTATTGCATTTCATACTAAGTATACTGGTGCAGACGATCTACAGGGAATGCATGCAGAACCAATGTCGCAGGAAGATCATACAGCATTCGGACACCATAAAGATGTCTATAATCTGCCAGTAGCATTCCATGGAACTGGTAAGAAGTTATCGGCCGCAGATTCTAGAAAATTCAATGGTCATCTGGCAAAAGCCGCCGAATTGGGCGAAAAGATTGATCATTCTAAAGTAACACCCCACTCTGCAGTTCTGAACACGTATATCAATTCTACTATCAGAAATGGTACTACACCATCATATAGTGGATTCGTATCTCATGTTGGCGAAAAAGCTCTAAAGGATGTTGCATCTGTAAAAATGCAAGCATCGAAAGAGAAAAAAGAAGCCGGTCATAAAGCAGTTCTTGAAGACATTCATGCCAATAGAGAGCATATCACCAATGCTCTTGCAGTCCACCATCACATTCAATCTGCAAAGAATGTTCTAATCAACCACATGGACACTCATCACGTCGGTCTAGAACATGAAATCGCCGGCAAGAAAGCTGCACCAGAAGGTTATGTTATCAATCATGATGGTACTTCTAGCAAACTAGTCAATCGTAGAGTATTCTCTGCTGCGAACTTTGCGAATAAGGGATAATGATGAAAGAAGTACATCACGCTATTTCTTTCTCTAGAGCAAATCCACCAACTGCTGGCCATGCTTTAGTATTCAATAAGACAAAAGAAGTTGGTGATGCTCATGATGGAACACACGAAGCGATTCTATCTAAGTCTCAGGATAAAAAGAAGAATCCTTTATCCGTTGAAGATAAAGTAAAATTTGCCAAGAAGATCACACCCGGAGTGAACATCGTTGGCGCAACTAAAGAAGCACCGACACTAATGCACGCAGCTCAGGCAGCATATGATCGTGGGGTTACTCATCTTCATATCATTGCCGGTTCTGATCGTGCGCAAGAGTATCATGATCTACTTCATAAGTACAATGGCAAAGAAGGTCATTACAACTTCAAAAAGATCACTATCCATTCTGCCGGTGCTAGAGACCCAGATGCAGAAGGTACTACCGGTATATCTGGCACTAAGATGAGAGAATTTGCTCAGAATAATGATGCAGAATCTTATAAAAAGGGATTGCCAGATCATGCACAGAAACATGCAGGTACTATGATGAAAGCAGTACGCAAAGGTATGATGCTAGAATCACTATCATTTAAAGACTACCTAACAGTCGCATATCTCTAAAATTAAATACAAGACAACACCAATTCGAGGATGAACCAAATGGATTTAGATAAAGTAGAAAAATACGTAACACTGTATAACCACCCAACACATACTGAAGTGTTATATTCTGGACAACCTGCACTGTCAGTGTCCGAAGGATATGATGGTGGTTATCGTTGGAACATTGTTCCGGTGTTCGCTCGTTTGGTTTACGGCGCAGAATTGCAGTCTGATATTCCATTCTGCACCGAGACATTCGATTCTGTTGAGACTGCTGTTGCAGATGGCCTGGGAATGTTGCATTCTCTAGGCGCATTCAATGAAGTAGATCTTGACTTCTCGGACAAACCAGTCAATGAATCTGAAGAACAGATTGAAGAATTATCCAAAGAAACTCTTGGTTCATATGTCAATAAAGCATTACCCGCAGCGATGGGTTCTGCGGCAAAGATTGGCGCCAACCGTGCTTGGGGTATCAATAAAGACAAAGAACCAGTTAAAGCTGCCAACAAGCGCGTCACCGGCATCAAGAAGGCGACTGCAAAATTAGTAGCAGAACGTATCTATGAAGAACTGTTTGAAGCTGCTAAACTAGAAGCAGATACTGCATTTGAAGTGCATGGTGTCTTTAATGATTATTGGGATTTAGCAGAGTCCGTGTTCGACTGGCGCAATAACAAGAAGGAAACCACTTCTTACGATCTACCCGGCCACGTAGTTATGGATGTTAAGTCTGCTGATAATGGCGAGACACATGTTAAGCGTATTTCTTCAAGCGGTCATGTTACTACAACTCGTTATGGTGCAGGTGGTAATGTTGTTGGCAAGAAAGTACACGATCAAGAAGATCCAAAGCCATACTTTAAGAAGGCCAATATTGAAATGGTCAAGCGTTCACGCGGTCGTCCAGCGAAATCAGGTGCTGAAGCAGGTACTTCACACGATACGGTAAAGGCGAAGCTTGAAGGCGGTCATGCTCTATCACGTTATGAGAAGTATATTGCTCAGAAACATGGTCTAGTTGCTAAAGGCAAGGCGGGCCGTAAAGGTGCTCCAATCTCCGATGAACAATCCGAAAAAGAATTCAAGTTACTAGTCAACCGTTCTTTGAAGAAGGCTGAAAAGCTTAAAGAAGAGCAAAGTGTGACAGAAGGCAAGGACGACAAGATTGCTCAACTAAAGAAAGACCATGCCACCGCTGTGCATTGGAGTAAGAACGAAACGAGCCCACAAAAGCGTGAGGCTGCTCGCCAAAAGGCAGAAAAGATCAAGCGTCATTTAGAAACGCAATACAAGCAAAGTGTGACAGAAGGTGTTTTAACAGAATCTGAATACCAAACTTCATTAAAGAAACATGGTTTCAAAAAACAAGGTTCTCTATCTGATGGGTCTACTGTTTTTTCGCACCCAATGAAGGGTGAAGTCATTGTTAATAAACACAATGAATGGCACCACAAACCACAACATGGTGGAAAGTCTGAAGACGGTTTCGGAGGCAACACAAACGATAGTTTAGTAAAACATCTAGGACGAGTATGATCGACAATATCGAAGAGAAAACACTAACTCCTAACGAACTTAACAAACGTGAAGAGTTAGTAAAGAAAATGAAGCCATCCTTTTCTAAGTGGAAAGAACGTTACGGTAAAGATGCCAAGGGTGTCATGTATGCTACTGCCACCAAAATGGCAAAGAACATGACGGAAGATTCTACCACTAAAGTTGGCGACACAGTATGGGCCAAGCACCCCAAACACTCATATAAAACGCTAACCGGCAAAGTATTAGATATTGACAACACCCATACAAAAATACAGCATCGAGATGGTTCTACTGGCACATATCCTAATGATAATGTTAGTGGTGACTATGAGACACTACACCCCAATCCATATCGCAAGCGGGCGGGGGGTGTGGCAGAATCTAAGTATCCGTGGTTAGATGCTCCCAAACAACCAGATGCACCTAAATTAGTTAAAGATCGCAAGACTGGTAAAGAATATGATCCACATATTGAATTTGCCAAAGTTATGAATGATCCGGAAGTTAGAGCTCAAATGAAGCGTATGGGGATGGGTCAGCATCCAAAGTCTATCGTCAAAGAGCAAAGTGTGACGGAAGGTGTTTCTCTAAAACAGAAATACGAAGATAAAAAGCGTGCAGACCAAAATCAAGTTCGTTATGGTAAAATGACTCAAGCAGAATTTGATAAGAAATGGACACAAACTGACCGCCCAAAGCCTATCGTCAAAGAACAAAGTGTGACAGAAGGTTTATTCAAGAAAGTGAAGCGTGGTCTATCTGAAGAATCTCAATTGGATGAACTATCTCCACAGACTCTAGGTTCATACGTAGAAAAAGCCACATCTTCTGCCACCAAGTTGGGCAAGCAGGGTGATAAAGCAAAAAGCGTAGAAGGTATGTACTCCAAGTACAAGAAAGCTGCCAAGCGTCTACAGTCTGTTGCATCCGCGAAGAATAAAGCACTAGTATCTGAAGACTCTGTAAATACAGTTGATGAAGACGTCGATGCTGCTACTGTTAAAGTTATAGTAGATCGCGACGGTCATAAACGTAAAGTACGTGCGCACAGAATAGTGGTAGGCGCTAAACAAGATAACACAACAGACGGAGAATAATATGAGTTTGATGAATACTAAGCCAAAACAACGACCAGATGCAATTCCAGGAAAATCTGGTTGGATTGATCCTGTTACCGGCGAATGTCTAGTTGCTATCGGCAATTTGGATAAACTGTTGGAAGCAGAACAAGCAAGTACTAAAGTAGAAGTTGCTAAACCAAGTGAACTAGCAAAACTTGCTCTAGAAGAAGTTGCCGTTCTTGCTAATTACAAACCAGTTCGTTCTGCTAAGAAGAAACTTGATGAAGTAAAGACGGAAGAAGTTGCTTCCGGTCAAGTACTGTTGGGTGAAGTGGTTACTCAAGAAGTTCCTGCAGGTTCAGATAAGATCGTAGAATAATGAGCGACAAGAAAATTAGTGAACTGCCGCTAGTAACAGGACTTACTGGAAATGATGTATTTCCGGTGGTCCAGGCCGGATCTACTCGTGGTGTTACTGCTGCTATTCTACGTAATGGAATGGCTTCAGCTCCTGTATATAAACTTCATTCACAATTAGTACCCGGCGAGAACATTAGCGGTTATAACATCATTTTTGATTTTACTACAGAATTAGATCTGATCAATAATGTTGCTAATGGGATTATGACCAATTTTCTATTGTCAGATTACGTAGTAGATGATCTTAAGTCAGTCACTATTTGTCTACATGCCGGAAAGCCTCTGACGATCCAACATCCGCAAGTGTCAGTTTTTCTGAACGGTTCACCGTTCTCATTGCCATGGAGTTCATTGGAATTCTGCGGTACACCGGTTAGTTCTTGGTCTGAAGTATCTAATATGTTGACATTTGTTACCTTACTTAAGCGTAACGAATTTTATCATATTCAGAGCACGACAGCTTCTATTATTCCGTTCCCGCAAAGTGGTGGAACTGTTGTTCCAACTGGACCTAGTTGGAATGGACAATTGGTAATCTGGGGATAATGATCCAATCTGAAAGTGAATTTCTTCAGTTCGCCATGAGACACTATGACAATCCAGGTATAGTGTCTATGGATGAATTCAACGATGATCTGAAGAAATTCGTCTACATTTCATCTTTGGTGAATAGATATAAATCTAAGAAGGAGCCCAATGAACGGCTCCTTCTTAATCATATTATTGTCACATTCAATGTCTTCGGTGATCATGCCAAAGACATGTTCTATTATAAATTTAAAGACTTAGACCAATTGAAGATAATCGAAACATACATGTTCTTTCTGAATCATGTTGATCGTATAAAAACTGAAATTGACTTTGCTCTTTTGGTCAGACTACAAAAATTATGAAGATTATCGACAACGCCATCGCACTACGCATTTTATACCTATTAGTTTTGCCTTTTACCAAGCAAAGAGCATATAAACTAGGTGTAATCGATGAAAATGGTGATGCAAAATTACCAATTGCACAGATGACGAAAGAACAGCAGGCAAACTATACTGCTTTGCATAGATTATGCTTTCGTCTAAAGAAGATTCTTGCCATGATACCTTTTGGTAAGACTACTATTGCATCTATGGCAGCAGCTTATGCATTGGTTAGAGAATCTAATGAATCCGGCAAAGAACTTGACGAGACTGCATTAGAAGAAGCATTCAAAGAAAAGTTATCCAAATCTGATACTCTATTCGAATCTTCTATCGAAGAACATGAATTACTGATGATGTTCACCATCATGGAAAAGTTATCAGATGAAATTCTATCTGAAGATGGCGCGGCCGCGCCAGTTACAACGACTGCAGGTATTCAGACTAATAAAGTAATCATCAAGAATTCTGAATTCAAGAATATGAAACGTAAAAATACCGCAGGCAGAAAAGTCTGGGTAAAGGAAAATCTAAATCTTGATTCTGCGATTGTCATCGATGATGAATCTGGAGAATTCATGTATGTTAAGTGATCTGTTCCTTCAGTTCAAAAGAGAGATTCTAATTGGTGGAATATCACTTATTCTGACTATTATTGTATCTGGTGGATTCTATACATATAATAAGTACTTAGAACATCTTAAAGAAGTTGAGATTACTATCAGAGGCGATGAACGTCTGAAATTACAATCTGAGATAGATGCTGCAACGGATAAACAATTGAATGATGCAAAGATTCTAAATGATAAACTCAAAAAGGATCTTTCTTCTGCTAATTCTAAAATTGATGAATTGAGCAAAAATAAAATTATTAAAATTCAAGATTCTAAAACTGAGTCTGAGATAAATGAATCTTATAAAGGAATGATAGAATGCTTAGCAAATCATTGCTCTTAATATCAATTCTAGTTATATCTGGATGTTGTACCACAGTTCCAAAAGTACAAGTCAATAAAGTTGTAATTGAAAATCTAAAACTTGAAGAACCTATCAAACCAAAATTTGAAGATTCTAAAAATATCAAATGGAATCTAAATTCTTCAACTGATACTATAAGTACTGATAGAAATAGTTTTCTAAAGTTATTAGAAGATCTTGTAAAGTATTCTTCTTATACTGCAAAGTTAGAATCTAACAATGCTGCATATAAAGAATACTTAGATAAATTATCTACAAAGTAAGTTTACTTCTATCTTCACTACGTTCAGATAGATCTTATCCAATAAATTTTCTTTATACTTTCTAGATTACTTCTTTACAGTTAGTCTTTGCAAGCAAAGAGCGCTTCGCGCTATATCTGAGCGTAGCGAAGATATATCTTCTTTATACTATCTTCTTTATACTCTTCTAGAAAACTGATGACGAGAATATGGATCTTCATTTATGGAGATCACAATATGGGCTTCTATTAGATAATTATACCAGGTCACTTCAACTTTGTCAAATAAAAATGATGAGTCCGCTTCAAATAAATTTTGAAAGTACTTTTAATGTCTTGATTTTCACCCAATTTTTCATCATTTTTGGGTATATTTTGGGTAAAAACTATAGAAAATACAGATAAAAATGATGATTTTTGAGTGTGTTTTTCTGCCGTATAGGATTATACAGCAAAACAATGAAAAATTCACAAAAACCGATTAGATTAAATAAAATACAGAATTTCGTGTACTTTGATAAGAATCTAACACAATTCTAAAAAATTTCCATATATTAGGAGAATTTATAAATGGCTTTTAACACACAGTCTCCAGGCGTGCAAATCGTAGAAAAAGATGCTTCTGCAACTACACCTGGTGCATCTTCATCTATCGGCGGTTTCGCTGGTACATTTGTCTGGGGTCCTGTTGCACAACCGATCCTAGTATCTTCAGAACAAGAATTAGTTTCAATCTTTGGAAAACCAGATGATTCTACATTCAGTTCATTCTTCGCTGCTGCTAACTTTCTAAGTTATTCAAATGCGCTTTGGGTCAATCGTGCAGAAACTGGTAACAAGAATGCTACCTCAGATGGTACAGGCCTCCTAGTAAAGAATTCAGAACATTATTCTGAAACTTTTTCTAATGGTTCTGCCGCTGTTGGAATGTTTGCCGCTAAGTACCCTGGCACTCTCGGTAATGGTCTAAAAGTATCATTCGCAGATTCTTCAAGTTTTGATGCTTGGGATGCCAAATACAAAGCTGAGTTCTCTGCTGCTCCTGGAACTTCAGATTTTGCTAAAGCTGCTTCTGGCGGTGCAGACGTTCTTGATGAATTGCACATCGTTATCGTTGATAGCCTGGGTAAATTTACTGGTACTGCTGGTGCTATTCTAGAAAAGTTCGCATTTGTTTCAAAAGCAAAGAATGCTCTATCATACCAAGGCACTTCTAATTACTATGGTAACGTTCTAGCAAAATCTGGATATGTCTGGTTAATGGACCAGCCAAGTATACCAAATCCAGATCCCGCTCACACTGGCACTTTTATCTTGTCCAACTGGGGTGCTGATGTATCTGCTACGGTGTTTCATCTTGTTACAGGATTATCTACTGCAAGTACATCTACACTTACTGGTGGTGCTGATGACAACGCCGCAACTGCCGGTGAACTAGAAACTGCATTCACTAAATTTGTCGATGCAGAAACATATGACATCTCTTTACTGTTCACTGGTAAAGTTAGTTCTGCCGTTGCTAAATCTGTAGTAGATAATGTTGCTGAAGTTCGTAAAGATCTAGTAGTATTTGCATCTGCCGTTGATTCTAATGGCGATATCATTTTCGGTACTTCTACAACTGCAGTAACCGATGCCGGTGCATTTAAAACTGCAATGGGCAATTCATCATATGCTTTCTATGATTCTGGTTACAAATACCAGTACGACAAGTATAACGATAAATTCCGTTGGGTTGCTCTGAATGCAGACATGGCAGGTCTATGTGCTCGCGTCGATCAGAATTCAGATGCTTGGTTCTCTCCAGGTGGTCTGACAAAGGGTCAAGTCAAGAACGTTATCAAGCTAGCTTGGAATCCAACAAAGGCACAACGTGATGAACTCTACAAGAATTCTATCAACCCAGTAGTAACTCTACAAGGTCAAGGTACTGTTCTTTATGGTGACAAGACTGGTACTTCTAAACCATCTGCATTCGATCGTATCAATGTACGTCGTCTGTTTATCGTAATAGAAAAGTCAATCGCTCGTTCTGCTCGTTTCCAACTATTTGAACAGAATGATGCTATCACACGTTCACAATTCGTTTCATCTGTAGAACCATTCCTGCGTGATGTACAAGGACGTCGTGGTATCGATGCATTCAGAGTTATCTGTGATGAGACCAACAACACCCCGACAGTAGTGGCGAATAATGAATTCCGCGGTACGATTCTGATCAAACCCGTCTATTCGATCAATTTCATCACGCTTACTTTCACTGCTGTCGGTCCTGCTGTTGATTTTGCTATCGCCGCTGGCGTTTAATTTAAGGAATAAAAGAAATGGCACGTATTGATTCATTCAGAGCACAATTAGCAGGTGGCGGTGCTCGCCCAGACCACTTCCGTGTTAGTCTGAACTTCCCGGTGGGCATTCAGATTCCTGCGGCTGGTAATGCAAAGAACAAGGTAGAATTCATGGTTAAGTCCGCAAGTCTACCCGCTTCACGTCTAACCACAATCGAAATCCCATTCCGCGGTCGTACGACCAAGGTAGCAGGTGATCGTGTATTTGATAACTGGGATGTAACCGTTATCAATGATACCGACTTCGCTATCCGTAATGCAATGGAACAGTGGATGAACGGTATCCGTAATCACGTTCGTACTAACGGCGCAGTTGCATCCGGTCAGTATCAAGCAGATCTTGAAGTTGTTCAGTTAGACCAGAACGATGTACCACTTAAGCAGTACAAGTTCCGTAACTGCTTCCCAGTTCAACTATCTGACATCGGTCTAGACTTTGCAGACAATAATCGTGTTGAAGAATTCCGTATCGACTTCTCAATCGACTACTGGACATCAGATACAACCGATCAGCCAAACTGATAAATAGAGTATCCACTCTATTCTAATCATACATTATGGCAATTGATTCTTCCAATGGTTTTAACTTATTCGGGTTTGCTATCAAACGTAAGGCTGAGAAGCAACCCGAATCATTTGTAGCAGCGCCAACCGATGATGGTAATTCTTCTATTATCACGAACACCGGTGCGGGTTACAATGCGTATTATCTAGACCTGGATCCATCATCAATTAAGACTGACACCGATCTAATCATGAAGTATCGCGAAATTGCGATGACTCCAGATTTAGACCAGGCAATTGACGAGATCGTCAATGAAATGTTAGTCTATGATGACAAGCGTCAATGCGTCAATATCGACTTCACCGATGACTTTGCAGAGAAGTACTCCAAGAAAACAAGAGAACTAATCGAGCAAGAATTCCAAAACATTACCACGATGCTTAACCTCAATAGTATAGGTTATGACATTGCAAGGAAGTGGTATGTCGACGGCCGTCTTGCATATCATAAAGTAATTGGTGATGATCCTAAAAAAGGTATCCTCGAACTGCGCCCAATTGATTCTTTGAAGATTCGTAAGATCATTGAAGTAAAGAAGGAAAAGGACGCGTCCGGTGTAGATATCGTGAAGTCTACAGATGAGTACTTCGTGTATACCGATAAAGGTTTTGTGCAAGGCGATGGTAATACAAAAGCCGGTATCAAAATCTCTAAAGATGCTATTGCTTGGGTGACTTCTGGATTACTTGATGCCGCAAACATGATGGTTGTTGGATACCTTCATAAAGCTATTTGGCCACTCAATCAACTACGTCTAATGGAAGACTCTACTGTCATCTATAAGATGGTTCGCGCTCCAGAACGTAGAGTGTTTTATATTGATACTTCTGGTATGAATAGAACTCGTGCAGAACAATACGTTAAAGACGTAATGGCACGATATAAAAACAAACAAGTATATGATGCAAAGACCGGTGAATTGAAGGATGACAAAAAGCATCTGTCAATTCTAGAAGATTTTTGGTTACCGCGTGCCAATGGCGGCAAAGGTACTGAAATTACTACATTACCCGGCGGTCAGGGTTTCGGTGATATGTCCGATGTACAATACTTTCAGAATAAGTTGTACCAAGCACTAAATATCCCAATCTCTAGAATGCAGGGTGGGACTCCGTTCAATATCGGCAGAAGTTCTGAAATCTCTAGAGACGAAGTTAAGTTTTCCAAATTCGTCGATAAGTTACGTAGAAAATTCAATTCTTTATTCGTAGACTTACTTAAGACTCAGTTGATCCTAAAAGGTATCACTAGTCTTGATGACTGGAACCAGATCAAAGATCACATTAAGTTCAATTACGTAGAAGATAATTACTACGCAGAACTTAAAGATTCTGAGATTTTCAAAGATCGTATTCAGAACGTATTACAAGCAGATCAACTTGCCGGAAAATACTTCTCTAAACATTACATCCAACGTAATATCATGAAACTGACTCAGAATGATATCGATGAAATGGATGTAGATATGGAAAAAGAACAAGAGGCAGACGCTGCAGCACAAGCAGCAATGCAACCTCAAGATCAACAAGCACCTAATCAAGGACAACAATAATGAACAGTGAACAGATTCTATCTGCTATTTTAGATA